ATGTAGAAGAAGATGATGATGACATTTATGCCTCAGTAAATGTTAATAGAAAATACAAACTTACAAATGATGATGGAGATGGACTGTGAAACCTATTAAAGCAAAAGACCTTCTTGAACTTGATAAGAGACTTGAAGTTGTAAAACTTCAGTGCTATCCGATTCCTGAGCAAGTCATCTGGCAGGCAGGAAAGGGTGATTATTCTGAAGTTCCTATTCATGAAGTTAGAGTTCCTAATTCTCAGGAATGTGGAGAATGGATTGTAGAACAACTTCTTGCAAATGAACGTGGCCACTGGGGACCATTAGAACATCCTGGAATTACTTTTTCGGTATCCGGATTTGTTCATAATGTAATTGTTCAGGCAAGAACTCATCGTATTGGAACTTCTTGGGATGTTCAATCGCAACGATATACAGGAAAGCGTGTAGTCAAAGTTGCCAAAAGAGAACTTGATGTTGAAGATGTCTTCTATGTGCGTCCTGAGGGGTTCTATACCAATCGTAAAGGTAAGAAGTATGAATGGACGCCAGAACATCGTCAACGCAAGTTAGAGAGGATTCTGGGCGAGTGTGAGGAGTATTCTGAGCACTATGATCAAGGTATGTGCGAAGAACACATTCGAGATTATCTCCCTCAAGCAATTCGCCAGAACTTTGTAGTTTCTTTCAATCTTCGTTCTGTACTTCACTTTATGGATCTTCGCTCAAAACTTGATGCTCAAATTGAGATTCAAGCATTATGTGATGCCTTTGTTCCAGAACTTCAAAAATGGGCACCAAATGTCTGGAAGTATTATGAGGAGAAGAGGCTTCATAAAGCACGATTAAGTCCCTAATTCATATAAATAATGGTATAATAAACCTATCATATTATGAATTCACAATATATTTACAAAATAACAAATCTTCTTAATGAAAAAATTTATATTGGTAAATCTAAAAGACCAAAAGTAAGATGGAGACAACATAAATCTCATTCAAAAGTAAGAAATACGAAATTATATTATGCTATGAGAAAGTATGGTATTGAAAATTTTATATTTGAAATTATAGAAGAATGTTTTGAAAATGAAGTAAACGAAAGAGAAATGTATTATGTTTCTCTTTTGGAACCATACTATAATATGACTAATGGTGGTGATGGCGGTGGGTTTCTTAATAAAAAACATGGAGATAAATGGAAACAAGCAATCAAACATAGTAATTCTAAAAAAGTTGCTTGTTATGATTTAGATGGAAATTTAATTAATGTTTATGAAAGTTATAGAGAGGCTTCTTACGATATTTTTGGCAAAGATTGTAGAGGTATAAGTGCTGTAACAAGAGGTGACTATCAAACCTATGGTGGATTTCAATGGAAAACTTTTGAAAATAACCCATTACTAAAAATACCTTCGTATAAAAGAACTTCTCATAAAATTAAAAAAATAGCAAAATATAGTCTTGATGGAAATTTAATTCAAATATATGATAGTATGACTATTGCCGCACAAAAAAATAATGCTTCTACTTCTAAAATTACATTAGTGTGCCAAAATAAGAGAAAAAGTCACTCTGGATATGTTTGGAAATATGTGATAGAATAATTTTTATTTAAAGAATAAAATGAAAAGTTGGTGTATTAAAGATCATCTTACAGGAAACATATTCAAAGTTATTTTAAGTGAGAATGATCTTCAGAAGTTTCTTAAAGAAAATCCTGATATGGATGAATGTATTGATTGTATTGAATGTGATGATGCACCTTCAATTTGTATAGACTAAATATCTTCATATAAAATGGAGGAATAAACTTGGCAACATATCCAGTTTATAATAAAACTACTGGTGAACAGAAAGAAGTGAGCATGAGTGTTCATGATTGGGCCCAGTGGAAAAAAGACAATCCAGAGTGGGATAGAGATTGGTCAGATCCATCAACTTGCCCTGCTTCTGGTGAAGTCGGTGAAGTTTATGATAGGCTTAAGAAATCGCATCCCGGATGGAATGATGTTCTTCATAAAGCATCAAAAGTTCCAGGTTCAAGAGTAAAACCAATTTAATTTTTTTATATGGCAAGAAGAAAAAGAGTAGACGATCAACCGATTGGTGTTGGGATGACTGCGAAACAAATGAAACGTAAGAAACCAATCAGTTTTGATTTGATGAGAGAGATTGAGCCTCTCACTGAGAATCAAAAAAAATTATATGAAGCATACGATAAAAATCAAAATATAGTTGCTTATGGTTGTGCCGGAACAGGTAAAACTTTTATTACTCTTTATAATGCTCTTCAAGATGTTTTGGATGAACGTACTCCTTACGAAAAGATTTACATTGTAAGATCTCTTGTTGCTACTCGTGAGATTGGATTCCTACCTGGAGACCACGAAGATAAATCCTCACTTTACCAAATTCCCTACAAGAATATGGTAAAGTATATGTTCCAAATGCCAGATGAGGCATCTTTTGAAATGCTCTATAGCAATCTTAAAACTCAAGGAACGATTAGTTTCTGGAGCACCTCTTTTATTCGTGGAACTACTCTTGATAATGCTATCATTATTGTGGACGAATTCCAGAACTTGAACTTTCATGAACTTGATAGTATAATTACACGAGTTGGTGAAAATAGTAAGATTATGTTCTGTGGCGACGCTACTCAAAGTGATCTTATTAAGACCAATGAAAAGAATGGTATTGTAGACTTTATGAAAGTTCTTCGGGTAATGCCTTCCATTGATATTATTGAATTTGAAGTTGATGACATTGTTCGTTCTGGATTCGTGAAGGAATATATTCTTGCTAAAATGGAAGTTGGTGTATGAGATATGAATATTTTTGATGATCCTAGTTTAGGTAAAAAATTAAATTTTAATTACTTAAACTCCAAACCTTATCCTAATATTATTATCGATGAATTTATTAATCCTTCAGTTGCAATGCAATGTTTTTTTGAACTAAAAAATTATAAGGATTGGAATTTTGATGGAGGTAATTCATATATGGAAAAAAACCAGATAAATAAGTTTTTTACTCCTTGGTCTCCAGAGAGTTTGGAACAAATAAAAATATCTGCCCCAACTGTTTACCATACTCTTCAATATTTCAATTCAACTTCATTTTTGAAATTTCTAGAAGACTTGACAGGAATAAAAAATATAATTCCAGATCCTAACTTCCAGGGTGGTGGTTGTCATAAAATACATACAGGGGGTAAATTATCATTACATGTTGATTATAATTTGAACCGACTTAATCAATACAGAATATTGAACTTTCTTTTATATCTAAATCCAGTTTGGGAAGAAGAGTGGGAAGGTGCCTTGGAACTTTGGGATGTTAAACAACATAAATGTTCTAGTAAAATTTTTCCAATCTTTAATCGTGGGGTAATATTTACTCTTTCCGATCATTCTGTTCATGGGCACCCAGTACCACTAAAATGCCATGAACATATTCAAAGATACTCTTTAGCACTTTACTATTTTGTAGAAAGATCAGATCAAGAAATTCTTGAAAGGACTAGTGTAGTTTGGTATGAGGCATAATAAATGACATTTATTCATCGTAATTTTTTAGGTGACCTTGAATTAGAATGCAAAACAACAGAAAGCATCCGTCTCTATAATTTACCCAATGGAGACTGGGTGCCTTCTATCACTTCAGTCACTTCTTTTTACAATCGTCAAATTTTTATTGACTGGAGAAAACGTGTAGGACTTGAAGAAGCAAATCGTATTACAAAAAAAGCAACAGCAAGAGGAACTAATTTTCACCAAGTCTGTCAGGATTATTTGGAAAACAGAGAACTTGTTTGGGATAATTATCAACTCCTAACAAAACACATGTTTCATCACGCCAAACCTTATCTTGATAAGATAAATAATATTCATGCAATTGAAAGAACGCTTTATTCAGAATATCTTGGACTTGCTGGAAGAGTTGATTGCATTGCGGAATATGAAGGTGAGTTGGCTGTAATAGACTTTAAAACTTCAGATAAAATTAAACCAGAAGCGTGGATTGAAAACTACTTTGTACAAGAAACTTTCTATGCTGCTGCATATTATGAACTGACTGGACAAGTAGTTAAAAAACTTATCACTCTTATGGTTACTCCTGGCGGGGAAGTTAAAGTGTTTGACAAAAGAAATAAAGGGGACTATATTA